AAATATGTGAAGGTGAAGTTAAAGAAAGCAACCATGTTCATTGGAAATTTTGAAAAGCATCTTTCAGAGTACGCAGAGAAGCATGGATATGATGGGGTTATTTGTGGTCATATTCATGAACCAGCAGACAAGATGATTGGTAAAATTCATTATCTCAACTGTGGTTGTTGGACAGATGAAGCAAATCTAAATTATTTGATTGATAAAGGTGAAGGACAAGGTATAATTCTATGCAGACACGAAAAATGAAATACTTTTTTGAAGACTATGTTCTTTATCCTATACTTTATATTGTATTTGCTATTGTGGCAGTAATAATACATTCGTGCATGAGTATATGGGATCTAGTAATCTTTATAGCGAGTATAGGAAAGAAAAAATGAACAAACCATATTATGAACGCAACGATTATGTGATCAACTCAAAGATAAATGTTCTCTTTGAGGATCTTCTTGAAATGACGCCACAAGATTTTGAGAAGTGGGTGGTGGAAATGCGTCAAGAAATACTGCATTCTTGGGACACCTACGGTTGTCCTCCTAGAACTGGTAAAACAGAACAGGAAATTGTGGAGCAGTTCAATCGTCTTGAAGCGTTCCCAGTTCACGAGTTTACTAATTCGGATGAACTTTCTGATACACCAGACGATGTGATTATCAATAAATCCAGAGTTGGTGTAGAAGTAGATCAGTTCTTTTCGAACATGTTCAAGACTCGTATCAACTATTCAGATAAGGATACTGGTTATTCTATCTACGATCTATTTGCAAAAGATGAGTTTCTTCCTAGAGTAGTCAAGGGTGCTATGCGTCACCTTCGTCGTGATTCCATGTACAAACACGCGCTGTCTGCTATTAGCAACGATACGAAGTATTCGATTGTCGATGTAAACAACGGGGAAGAGTGGTTGGAGGCTTTCTTTAACAACCCCTCCGTGTTTACTGGTTATGATTTCATGCTGGAACAGGTGGAACCACGGGAGGGATTGAACTCTGGTTACTTTCAAATAGAACAGAGTAAGATACTTCACATTTCAAAAGAACAATTTGAGAAGTGGAAGAGTAAGATGTCTTATAGACACTATTCTACTTTCGATGCAGATAACTTGCCAGAAGATAGAATCTATGCTCTTCGAATCTATAAGAAGGGTGAGAAAGTATTTCCTGCTGGATTTGCTTCATTTAGAATAGGCTACATACAACCGGCAGTGAATTTCCCACCACTTACTGCGAAGTATCTTTATGAACGATTTACTGATCACATTAAAAACAATAGCACACTTAATATTTACGACCCCTCTAGTGGTTGGGGTGGTCGTATTTTGGGTGCTATGTCCGTTCGTGATGATCGTAGCATACACTATATTGGCACTGATCCAAACCCTGAAAATTATCCTGAAGGGTTGCATCCATGTGGCAAATATGGTTGTATCGCGGATTTTTACAATTCCAAGACATACAGAGGAAACTCGTTCTTCTCCACAACAAACACCTATGAAGTCTTCATGCTTGGATCAGAAGTTATTAGAAATAATGAAAGATTCGCCGAGTATAAAGGAAAGGTAGATCTTGTCTTTACTTCCCCACCGTACTTCAACCGAGAAGCATACTCCGAAGATTCCAATCAATCATACAAGAAGTTTTCTTCATATGAAAACTGGAGAGATGGCTTCCTTCGCCCGACCCTTGAAACCTGTGTTGAATGGCTGCATTCAGAGCGTTATCTTCTCTGGAACATTGCTGATCTTCTTGTCAAGGGAGAGTATCTGCCACTCGAAGAGGATTCGAGAAAGATTCTTGAAGAACTGGGAATGAAATATAAAATGACTGTAAAGATGGCTCTTGAACCTATGCCTGGAACCAATCGCATAGGTGAGGACGGTATTCCCAAGTGCAAGAATTACTGCAAGGTGGATGGACGATATTTGAAATACGAACCAGTTTTTGTATTTTGGAAGCCGTGACTTGACTACAAGCATTCTTAGTGTAGAATATAGGTATGACAAAGCGTTACAAAACACTCAGCAAGGGATCTGATCCCATTAGTGTTCTCATTGGCTCCGAACCCGAGGTATCGGATGAGGGTCAGATTCCTAGTGCTTTGAATTGGTACAGAAACGCGCCAGCGAAGATGTATCCCAAATTCATAAAGGAATACATGGAGAAGGAATCTTTTTCTAAAGATGAAATCTCCAGAGCAGTCAAAGGATCGAAGAAAGCATACGAATACTTTGCTGCTGCTGCTTATGGCAGAATGTCATCCCGTGGCGCTCCTCTTCCAGAAGATGCCTTGAAGAAACTCAAGGAGAGTATCAATTATCTTCTAGAAAAAACTGCTACTAAGCCAGTAGAAGATACGCCAAAACTGAGCGTACAAGATCATATCAAAGAAAAAGCACACAGGCTTATTTGCTCTTTGGAATTAGAGATTGATTCCTTGGCAGAAGCACTGAAGAGCAGCAAGAAGCATTCTTATGATCTTGTTGATTGGTTCAAACGACACGAAGTGAAAGCCGCACAAGCGGATTTCATTTCTACTCATTTCCAACCCCGTCTAGATGATATCAATCTAGCCATAGAGGGGGATAAGGACATGAAGGAAGCATACTCTTGGTTGACGAAACCAAGTCTCAGAAAGTATGCAGACTTTTATACAGAGATCATCACTCTTGCCAAGGAGCAGGTGAGTGTAGCAAAGACCAATCGTAAACCCCGCAAGAAGAAGCAAAAGACTCCAGAGCAACTGGTGTCCAAGATGGTTTATATGAAAGAGTTTGCAGAACTCTCCATCAAATCAATCAATCCTGCGGAAATTGTTGGTGCGAACCGACTTGTGGTGTATAATACAAAGACACAGGTTGTTGCTGTATACAACTCTTCAGAACTCTCAAATGGCTTGAGCGTAAAGGGAAACAAGATTCTCAACTACGACATCAAGACATCTACCATGAAGAAGGTACGCGATACCAAGAAGTCAGTCAGTAAGTTCTTGGGTGGTATTCGTGCCATCAACAACGCATTCAGCGAGATCAAGACCAAGGAAAAGCCAGTAAACGGTAAAGTAAACGAGCACTGCATTATTCTGCAAGCGATTACAAAATGATTCTGATCGACAATACACAAATTCTTATTGCTAGTATCTTTTCACAATACAAGAATATCAATGATGTATCCGAAGATGTTATTCGGCACATCGTGATCAATACCTATCGAATGTATCGAACCCGCTTCAAGGAGGAGTATGGGGATCTTGTCATTTGTCAAGATTCTGCTAATCCTTGGCGAAGAGAGATCTTTCCTCAATACAAGGCGAATCGCAAGAAGGCTCACGATAAGGACAAGGAGCAATGGGATAAGATCTTTGAGGTTCTGACCAAGATTCGTCAGGAAGTCACGGAAAACTTTCCTTTTAAAAATATGCGTGTTGACCGTTGTGAAGCGGACGACATCATTGCTACTCTTGCAAAGAATTTTCACCAACACGAGAAAATTCTTATCGTATCGAGCGATAAGGATTTTCAGCAATTACAGCGATTTCCAAACATCTATCAATTCAGTCCTATTCATAAGGACTTTTTGAAGTGCGAGAATCCGCAGATTCATCTTTTTGAGCATATTGTTCGTGGTGATACTGGAGATGGTGTGCCAAATATTCTGTCCGATGATGACACTTTTGTAGACGATACTAAGCGTCAGAAGCCACTTTCTACGAAGAAGGTAAATAATTGGGCATTTCATGGTGTTCCAAAGGAACACGAAAGAAATTACGACAGAAACAAAAATCTAGTGGATCTTGCATACATACCAGAGGGGATTGAGCAAGATATTCTCAAAGAATACGCTCTTCCCTATGCAGGAAACAAAGGCAAGGTATTTGATTATCTTGTTAAGAACAATATGAAACTTATTCTTGAAAGTATTGACGAGTTAGTATAATGAAAACACAAGCAGAATATATTGGTGAAATTTTTCTTCATGTCGGTTCCCTTGCTACAGAAGAAGAAAAAATCAAATACCTAAAATCGGTGGAATCTTTACCCTTGTTGAAGATCTTGGAGTATGCTTATAACAATAAGTACACCACCTCATACACAGAACTTCCACAATACGAACCAGATGACTCGCCTGTAGGGTATAGTATCAGCGGCTTACACAGGGAACACAATAGAATTCCTTACTTCCTAGACACAGAACAATACATTCAAAACGAAAAGATTAGAAACAGGAAACTTAAAAACATTCTAGAAATTATTCATTGGACAGAAAGCCCAATTCTAGAAGCAGTTATTCTGAAAAAGGAATTGCCACATATTTCCAAAGATCTAGCAATGAAGGCATTTCCTAAAGTTTTTTCGGAGAAGTGAGAATGGGAAGAAGTTATCACAACGATAATTACGACGATGATCGTGATCGCCGCAAGACGAACAAGAAGTTGAGAATGACCAAGAAGGGTCGCAGTAATGATAAAAAGAACTTGAAAGAATATACTGCTGGGAATCTCACTGAAGATGATTTCTTCGATATGGAAGGTGATGATTATGACGGAAAACAGTCCAGAATATGAAAATTACAAAAAGACTCTTTTAGAGAATGCAAAGAAAAATGCATCCAAGTTTAGAGACGAAAAGATCGACATCAAAGATCCTTCTCTCATAGACAAAGCAAAAAGTCTAGCAAAAGCCATCGCATCCCGAGGATTAACAAACAACAAAGCAAGTCCCGAAACAGTCAAATTGAGGGATTTGAGTTGTCACGGAGACATAGACGGTACTCTTCTGCCTTGCTCCGAGAGAAAGAACAGTGAAAAGTATCCTGGCTCTTTTTATTGTGGTGCTTGCGGCTGCGGTGATAAGAAAATGACACAGTTAGTTAACTTGTCTATAAATGGTAAAACAGAATACTCAAAGTTGGATTATCCCAAAGTTTCATGTCCTTTGAGAATGCCTGGATTTACGGACTATGTTCCATCCGAAGATGGAGTTAGTGAGAATAATCGCAAGAAAGAAATTGAAACTCGTTACGGTATAGAGTATATTAAGCAACAAAGCAATCCATAAGTGATTGGAGAATTATATTATGAGCACAGCAACAGCAATGAAAATTTCCAAGAAGACTCTAGACATCCTAAAGAATTTTGCGTCCATCAATTCCAACATTCTTGTACATCCAGGCAACAAGATCACTACTATTTCGCCAGTAAAGAATGTTCTGGCAGAAGCAACCGTAGAGGAAACATTCGATACTGAATTCGGTATTTGGGATCTGAACAAGTTCCTTGGTGTTGTTTCTCTCTTCAACGATCCCGAGTTTGAGTTTGAGGACAAGTATGTTCGTATCAGTGGCAGCAATGGTTCTGTAAAGTATCACTACTGTGAACCCAAGTTGCTTACTGTTCCTAACAAGAAGATCAACATGCCATCTACTGCGATCAGTTTTACTCTGACACAGAAGAAGTTTGCAGAGTTACAGAAAGCAGCATCCGTACTTCAGGTGTCTGATATTTCTGTAAGCAATGATGGAAGTCTGATCAGCATGACTGCACTCGACAAAGCAGATGTGAGCAGTAACACCTACTCAATCGGTGTGGGTGAGTACGGTGGTTCTAATACATTCGAAATGTTCTTCAAGATCGACAACCTCAAGTTGCTTACTGGTGATTATGATGTGGAGATCTGTGAGAAGGTAGTGAGTAAGTTCAGCAACCAATCTATGAGTCTGAACTATTGGATTGCACTGGAAGCCGATTCTAACTTCAACAAGTAAACATGATTACAGACAACGCAAATTACCTGTGGGTGGAGAAGTATCGCCCACAGCGAATTACTGATTGTATTCTTCCCGATAGCCTAAAGAACACCTTTCAGGAGATCGTTGATTCTGGTGAACTCCAGAATCTTCTCCTTTCTGGTGGACCTGGTTGCGGCAAGACCACTGTTGCAAAAGCACTTTGTAACGAACTAAACACCGATTGGATTCTGATCAACTGCTCTGAAGATGGTAACATCGACACTCTGCGGACAAAGATCCGTCAGTTTGCCAGTAGTATTTCCATCTCAGGAAACAAGAAAGCAGTAATCCTAGACGAGTTTGACTATGCCAACCCACAGTCCATGCAACCCGCTCTCCGTGGGTTTATGGAAGAGTTCTCCAAGAACTGTAGGTTTATTCTTACTTGCAACTTCAAGAATCGAGTGATTGAACCACTACATTCTCGTTGTACTTGCATCGACTTCAAGTTCGATAGCAAGGAGAAGATGAAGTTTGCATCCAAGTTCATGGATCGTGCAAAGTTTATTCTTACTTCTGAGAATGTTCAGTTTGATGATAAGGTTCTCGCAAAACTGATCGTCAAGTATTCGCCAGACTTTCGTAGACTCATCAACGAACTACAGAGATACTCCCGATCAGGTTCGATTGATGTCGGTATCCTTTCGGAAGCGGGGGATATTGCCGTTGAAGACCTCATCAAGGCGATGAAAGGTAAGAATTTCCAAGATGTCCGTAAGTGGGTGACTATGAATCTTGATAACGATACTGCACATATCTTTCGAAAGATGTATGATGCTCTACAGGAGAATCTAGAACCTTCCAGTATTCCCCCAGCCATTTTGATTATTGCTGATTACCAATACAAAGCAGCATTTGTGGCGGATCATGAAATCAATTTGACCGCGTGCATTGTTCAGTTGATGATGGAGTGTAATTTCAAATGAACTTGACGGAATACCTCAACTCCATCAACTATTCTAAAAAGAATCTGATGGTGGATACGGAAACGGAAAAATCTTATGTTCCTTATGTCGTGAATAGGTGTTTGTCTTATTTCCCAGACACACTACTTCATGCCAATGAAATGAATCGTCTAAACTTTCTAGACAAGAAGGTTCAGTATGATTACTATCTTGGTTCCATTCGTTCCCGTAAACGCTTCTCCAAGTGGTTGAAGAAGGAGGAGGATGACGATATAGAACTCGTCAAGAACTACTACGGGTACTCCGACAAGAGAGCCAGAGAAGCGTTGAGGATATTGTCCAAGGACGATATTGCAAATATTAAAAAAGAAATGAATATTGGCGGATCTCGCAAGTGATGTTTTTTTATAAATACGGGAGGCTATCTCGTATTTTGAGGAAACATTATGAAAAATATTTCAGTTGAGGATTTACTGGAAGTAACCCTATCGAAAGAAGATGATTTTTTAAAAATTAAAGAAACACTGACAAGAATAGGAGTCTCTTCCAAGACAGAAAACAAATTGTGGCAATCTTGTCATATCCTTCACAAAAAGGGTAAATATTACATAGTCCATTTTAAGGAGTTGTTTCTCCTTGATGGACTTTCTTCTTCTATAAATGAAAATGATATAGGTAGAAGAAACGCTATTGCAAAATTGTTGGAAGAGTGGGGATTGTTGAATATAGTAGATCAGAAGAAATCAGAACAAATAATTGCTGGTCTTAACCAGATCAAAATCATTCCGTTCAAAGACAAACAAAATTGGGAACTCATACCGAAATATCATATAGGAAAGAAACACTAAATGCTGGCAGCAAACCACGACATCTACACAGATCAAAAATCGGAATATGTCATATCTTTTGAGTATTTTGATTCTAGTGATCAAGCCATAACAATATCGAACAGTTACGATAATGTTAGATTTGTCGTAACCAAATCTTCTCTACCACAAGACAACCATCTATTTGAAATATCAGAAGATGGTTCAGCAACTGAAGGATATCTAACATTACCTCTTTCAGAAGTTTATGGATCTTTGGTGGTTTCTATCAATGAAATTACCATAACAGTCAGCACAGACACTATGACAACCATTTATCCTGGCTCTTACTTCTATAAGTTGTTTTTTGAATCGAATAGTGGAGAGAGTGATTGTATTCTCAAAGGTAAATTTGTAGTGGAGGCTCCATGAATAAACTAAAAATCACTGAAAGCAAACCACCCAAAATCACACCAATCAAACCATCTACTAACGCTTTCAAGATAAAGCAAACAGCAGATAAAACAACAATAGTTTTCGTTAAATAATGCCTAGAATAGTAACCAAACAACAATATAGTGTTGCTCCCAATTCTAGAGCAATACCCTACCCTCCTGCTCCTGTTCCTACACCGACAGATGAGCAGATAAGGCAGTTGTTGCGTGGTTATGATGATCCTGGTCAAGTTCTCCCCAATGCGGTTTTAATAACAAATTCCCAATCAAAGATAGATGAATTGACCATTGTTGGTAATTTGTCTTTAAATGGAACAGGAGATGATGCCATAAATAGTTTGGGAAAAAATAATCAAATTGATTGTGGTTTTTTTGACTAGGAAAAAATATGTCAACAACTCTTAAAATAAAGAGATCTGTAACTTCTGGTAACACTCCGAGCAATCTTTCGCTCGGTGAGTTGGCTGTAAATATTCCTGACAAAAAAATATGGATTGGTGATGCGACAGAACAGCCCATTCTGATTTCTCAATTCGGAACAGGTGGTGCTGGTGGAGAGACATATTACGAAGGTCTTGGCATAAACATCAATACCAATAATGTAATAAGTATTGATCCAGGCAAAGGAATTTCGGTAGATACAAACAACGGTATAAACTTGGATCTATCTGTAGGACTGACCACTGTAGATCCTATAGTAACCACACTGGACAAATATGATAAAGTTCCTTTTTTGGAATATTCAGACGGTCAAACAAAATTAATATCTGCTTCTAAATTCTTGCAAGTAGGTTTGTCCACCGCACTTTCGGGGGAAGCATACAATCCAGCAAACCCTTCCACAGATGAAAGAACCACCGTAGCGATACAGGATCAAAATCCTAATGCGTTTATAATAAAAACTTTACAAAACGCTGGCGGTTATCCTTCTAAAAATAATATATTTAAAATTGATACAGAAGCATCAACTGCAAGAATTACTTTGGCAGGAACATCTATTTCCATAGAACCAGACACGGAATTAAATATAGGAAAAATCAGCACACCTGTAAATGTTGTCTCTCAAGAAGTTAATTTTTTAAATTTGACTACCATGAGTTTAGGTGGTGGTAACATATCTGATGTAAATCAAATATCTCCATCTGGTCAAAATGTTTATATTCAGGGAAATCTGATAGTTTCTGGGTTTATTGAAACTGATGTCGGTCTTCGTGGTGATACGGATGCTGCCGAAGAATATCTTGGTATAGGTATGGTTTTAGACGGTGGAGAATATTAAGTATATAAATAGCAATAGTACAAAAAATGATTTGGTTTTGAGGAGAAATAATGGCAACAATTAAGATTAAGCGTGGTTCGACTGATCCAACCGCAGCACAAGTTACAAACATCGGTGAATTGGCAGCAAATACCAGTACACCAAAATTGTTCATAAAGACTGCAACCGATAGTAGTACCACTCCTGTTTGGATTGGTGCTACTATTGAGTCCTCTCCTTCCGATTGGACTTCTGCTAGTAAATTAGCAACACAGAGTGCAATCAACAACACCTTTATGCCAAAAGCAGGCGGTGCTTTTACTGGTGATGTAACACTAAACGGACAATCTGATTTGAGATTTGCAGATAGTGATTCTTCAAATTGGGTTGCATTCCAGGCTCCATCTACAATCTCTTCTAATGTTACATGGACATTGCCTGCTGCGGATGGTTCTGCGGGAACCGTGTTGTCTACAAACGGATCGGGTACTCTCTCATGGGCCGCGGCAGGATCTGCAACCAGTGTAACCACTACTTCCGACAATACTAACACGACTCGTTATATCGTACTGTCTACAACAGCACAGTCTGGTGCGACATTATATGTTGATGATGCCACAGGACCATTATCATATAATCCATCCACCGCAGAAATGACAATTGCTGGTGATTTAAATGTAAATGGTGGAGATATTGTTACTTCTGCCACAGGAACTGCATCAGTATTCAACACAAATGCAACCACTCTGAATGTTGGTGGTGCTGCTACTACCGTTTCTATCGGTGCTGGTTCTGGTACTGCCACTATTAATAATCCAAATACCGTTGTTGCAGGAGATCTTGCAGTAAACGGTGGTGACATTACCACAACATCGTCAGGAACTGCAACTGTATTCAACACAACTGCAACCACTTTGAACATGGGTGGTTCGGCAACATCAGTATCAATTGGTTCTGGTGTTAGTGGAACAACAACAGTAAATCACAATCTTACTGCCAGCGGTGATATGAATGTTGCGAGTACCAAAGTATATAAAGTAAATGGAACCGAAGTTCTATCTGCTACCACTCTTGGTAGCGGTGTTACTTCTTCTTCACTTACAAGCGTTGGTACTATTACTTCTGGTACATGGAACGGCACCACAATTGCTGTTGCTAATGGCGGTACTGGAACAACAACAGGAAGTATTACTGGTTCTGGTGCATTGACCTTTACTGCTGGTGGTACAAACACAAATATAAATCTTGCACCAAATGGAACAGGTACAGTTGATGTTGCATCTAAAAGAATTACAAATGTTCAAACTCCATCTGCAAACAATGATGCTGCAACAAAACAATATGTTGATGATGTTGCACAAGGATTACACAT